CCCGATTCGACTTCTGGTTATGTGTTGTTACGTCGTGGTAAGCGTAAGGATTATTTTACGTCTGCATTACCGTTTGCGCAGAAAGGTGCTGCTGTTACACTTCCGTTGGGAACGCGTGCGCCTATTGCTACTGATGCTCCTAGTGGCGGTTTGATTGGTGCTGTTTCTACTACGCAGTCTGGTCTTGTTAAGGCTATGGGTGCTGATACGGCAAATGTGTACCTTACAGGTACTACGGCTCCTTTTGGGTTGTATGCTGACTTGAGTCAAGCTACTGCCGCTACCGTTAATCAGCTCCGTCAGTCGTTTCAGATACAAAAGTTGCTTGAAAGGGATGCTCGTGGTGGTACTCGTTATAGTGAGATGCTGCAAGCTCATTTTGGTGTTACCCCTCAGGATTATAGATTGCAACGTGCTGAGTATATTGGCGGCGGTAGTACGCCTGTTAATATTAATCCTATTGCGCAGACTCAAGCGACTGGTGCTACAGGAACTACTACTCCTTTAGGTCAGTTGGCCGCTATGGGTACTGTTCTTGCTCAGAACAATGCTTTTCGTTATTCTGCATTGGAGCATGGTCATATTATTGGTCTTGTTTCTATTCGTGCTGATTTAACATATCAGCAAGGCGTTCGTAAACTTTGGAATCGTCTTACTCGATATGATTTTTATATGCCTGAATTCGCCATGCTTGGCGAACAGGCTGTTTTGAATCGTGAAATTTATGCTCGTGGTACTCCCGACGATTTGCTTGCTTTTGGTTATCAGGAACGTTGGGCTGAGTATCGTTATTTCCCTTCTTTAATTACTGGTAAGTTTAAGTCTACTTCTGCGCAGCCGTTGGATATTTGGCATTTAGCTCAACGTTTTACTGCTTTGCCTACTTTGAATACTACATTTATTCAAGATACTCCGCCTGTTTCTCGTGTTGTTGCCGTGCCTTCTGAACCTCAGTTTTTGCTTGATGTTTTTATGAGAATTAATACTGTTAGGCTCATGCCTATGTATTCTGTCCCCGGTTTGATTGATCATTTCTGAGGTGTATTATGGGCTTTTTTTCAGGTATTCTTGATTCTGTTTCCAATCTTGCTGGTGATTTGATTGGTTCAGTGTCTGGTGGTGATTTGTTGTCTTTGGGTTCTGGTCTTTTAAATTCTAAAGGCCAGTCTTCTGCTAATAATGCTAATGTTGCGTTGTCTCGTGAACAGATGGCTTTTCAGGAAAGGATGTCTAATACTGCTCATCAGCGTGAGGTCGCTGATTTGCGTGCTGCTGGTTTGAATCCTATGCTTTCTGGCATGGGTGGTTCTGGTTCATCTACTCCCACTGGTTCTCTTGCTAGAGTTGAGAATTCTGCTGCGTCTGGTACTAAAGGTGCGATGGATGCTATGAGTACGCGTTTGCTTAAAGCTCAGGCTGCTACTGCTGAGACTCAGGCAAATTTGAATTCTGCTCAGGTTGCTAAAACTGTGGAGGAAGCTCGTAATGCTGCTGCTCAGGCAGATATTTCTCAATTTGAAGTTCGTAAGATTGGTGAGTTGGGTTCACATCGTATTAGTACTGAAAGTAAAGAGTTAGGTGCACGTGAGACTCAGGCTAGGGTTCGTGAATTACAAGCGCAACAGGATTATGACAGCGTAGGTAAATTACGTGATTTTGCTCGTAAAAATGGTTATTCTACTTTTGAAGAGGCTTCAAAATCTATTGATTTTCAGCAATATGCTAATGATTTGTATCAATCTAAACTGAAAAATGCGGAATATGAGTCTTTTTCTGGTATGTACCGTAGTGATTACGGTAAAAATGTGGCTCCCTATGTGAATTCGGCGTCTAACGCCGTTGGTGCGGCTGCTGGTGCCGTTCGTGCTCTTAGAGCTCCTCGTATTATTAATAGGAAATGATATGTCTACTATTGTTTTGAATCCTTTTACCATTGATCGTGATGAGCATTCGCTCAATCATGTTTTGTGTTGTGAGGATAAATCACTCACTGTTCAATCTGATGTTCAGCAATCCGATATTAATTTTATTGTTAAACAATTTGGTTTAACGCATGAGTTGCCTTATGGTCTTCAGGTTCCTCGTTATGAGGATTTTAGTAATGTTCCTAATGATTATCATGCCGCTATGAATTTTGTTTTAGAGGCTGATTCTGCTTTTATGGAATTTCCTGCTGAAATTCGTTCTCGATTTAATAATGACCCGGGGTCGTTTTTGGATTTTGTTTCAAATGCGGATAATCGTGATGAGGCTGTCAAACTTGGGATTTCAATCCGTCCTCCTGCCGAACCTGCCCCGCTTCCAGTTCCCCCGGCCCCAGAACCTTCTACTAAGCCTATTGGTGATAATGCTTCTGGTGGTTCGTAGCGTTGGGCGTTAGGTATTCGCGCGTTTTTTGCGCGCGTTGCACAGTTCTTTACTAGATGTAACTGTGCTAGGTGACACCTTTTTGGTGTTGCCTTTTGATAGCTCATCTGCTATCTTTAAAGCGTCCGTTTGGGCGCTTTTTTTCTTTTGGAGGTTTTATGTTTCGTTCTCATGTTAATAAAAAACATTCTGCTCGTAAGTTCCGTCGTTCTACGCAACGTACTAAATCTGCTAACGTTGCTCCTTCTCCGCAACGTGGTGGTTGGCGTCTCTGATGCCTTGCTATCATCCTCTTAAGGCGAATCGGCACGCTAATGGCGTGCAGATTTTGCCTGGTGATGCTGTTGTTTATAATTTTCGGCTCCCTTGTGGTCAATGTTCTGGTTGCCGTCTGGAACGTTCTCGTCAGTGGGCGTTACGGTGTATTCATGAGGCTTCGCTTTATGAGTTTAATTCGTATATTACTTTGACTTATGATGATGCTTCTGTTCCGGAGGATAATGGTTTAAATCATCGTCATTTCCAGCTTTTTTTAAAGCGTTTGCGTAAGCATTTTTCCCCTGCGTTGATTAGGTATTATATGTGTGGTGAGTACGGCGGTCAGTTTGGCCGTCCTCATTTTCATGCTATTTTGTTTAATGTTGGTTTTCATGATAGGACTCCTTGGAAGAAGTCGCCTTCTGGTTTTATGCTTTACCGTTCTTCTACTTTAGAGTCTTTATGGCCTAAAGGTTTTTCTTCTGTTGGTGATGTTACATTTGAGTCTGCTGCTTATATTGCCAGATATATTATGACCAAGGTTACTGGCGATGCTGCCGAAGAGGCTTACCGTGTTGTTTCTGTTGATACCGGTGAGGTTTTTAGTCGCCGTCCGGAATATAATCGTATGTCTTTGAAGCCCGGTATCGGTGCTGGTTGGTATGATAAATATCATACTGATGTGTTCCCGCATGATAGAGTTGTTCATGATGGTTCTGAGTCTCGTCCCCCTCGTTATTATGATAAGTTATTAAGGCGTTCTGATTTAAAACAATTTAATCTTATTAAGGATAAACGTTTGCTTGATGCGGAGAAGAATTTGCGTGATAATACTTATAAGCGGCTTGCTGTTAAACAGGTTGTTTCTAATGCCGCGATTTCTCTTTTAAAACGTAAATTATGAGGTTTATTATGGCTACTAAGACTGATAAGGATGTTGTTTTGAGTGATATTGATGTCATTCATGTTTTGCTTGGTTTGGATTCGCTTCAGTCGGTGTGGAAACGCCGTGTTAATTCTGAATCTGATGCTACTGTGAAAAAGCATTACCAGGATGGTGTTTTGCGGTTGCAGGATTTGTCTGGTAAAATTCGTGGTGGAGCGCTTTAATGAAAACTATTTATTTTTCTGTCCGCGATGTTAAGTCTGAAAATTTTGGTCAGTTGTTTCCTTCTGCTACTCGTGGTACTGCGGAACGTTCTTTTCAAGAATCGTTGAAATCTCCTGATTCGATTGCCGGCAAGTACCCTTCTGATTTCGCTTTATACGCGATTTTTGTCTTTGATGATGAGTCTGGTCTTGTTGTGGAACGTTTTGAGCCTCCACAGCTCGTTGTAGAGGCTACTAGCCTCGTTTCTTGATGTTAGCCCCTTCGGGGGCTTTTTTTATTTGGAGATTTTTATGCATCGTAATAAATCTGTTAATCAGCATCAGTTTGCTATGATTCCTCGTGCTGATATTCCGCGTTCTTCTTTTAATCGTCAGACTTCTCATAAAACTACAATTGATTCTGGCTATTTGTATCCTTTTTATATTGATGAGGTTTTGCCCGGAGATTCTTTTAATTTTAATGCTACTATTTTCGGACGATTGTCTACGCCACTCGTTCCGATTATGGATAATCTTCATGCGGATACTTTTTATTTCTTTGTTCCTAATCGTCTTGTTTGGACTAACTGGGTTAAAATGCAAGGCGAGCAGGATAATCCGGGTGATTCTATCTCGTTTACTGTTCCTCAGCAAGTTTCTCCTGCGGGTGGTTATCCAGTTGGTTCTTTGCAGGATTATTTCGGTTTGCCGACAGTCGGTGTTCTTGATCCTGCTGGTACTT